GTCTGAAAACTCCGACTGCCATCACTTCCACTCCCGCAACTCCACCTTCTCATCCAACAAGTGTTCATATGACCTATCGGGAGAGATTCGGTTGTAATACCCATACTTCTCCCGGCGACGTTCAGGGGACATATACGAGTAGTGCTTGATGATGAATGGTGGCATAGGAAAGGCACGCCAACCCTCTCCGGGCATATAGCCGGCATGGCAGTGGCGCCCCGTGCGTGCCCACTCCTCGGCATCCTTAAGCAATTCATCCCGTCGGTTAGCCACATAGAACATCTTCTTGAAGGTCCACTGACCGAGATTACCGTCAACGCGATAGGTATTACGAGAATCCCAGAAGTTAAGCCACTTGAAGAAAAAACAGTTGCCGTTGTTAAAATCTTTATGTGCAACCTCTCGTATGAATACAGGTAAATGGACTACCTCATCCCCGTCCAGCGGGATAACCCAGTCGGCCTTGTAATCTACCAATGCCGCCTTCAAGCCGTAGGCACGAGTCTTGGCCTCGTGATAGGGCCTGTTCCACAACTCCCAATCTACCTTGGGGAAGTCATTAACGATGGCCCTGACCTCTCCTGTCGGGTCGTTATCCAACAGGAAGATGGCATCGCACAGTTGAGACGCAGCCTCAAGTGACTCCCGCAGGAACTTAGCGTAGCTGACACAGTAGGTAGCGACTATCATCATGGTTCGACGTAGAACGGGTTTTTCCGATACCACTCAACCGTCTTGCGGATTCCTTCTTCCAGTGGCGTGAAATCAGATTGTTTCCAGCCGAGTGGAGCCAGTGTTGATGGGTCAGCTTTGGTCAGTGAGTGTGGTGGCTCTCCAGCCCGTCCGGGCAGGTATCGGATTTCAGAGTTCGATCCGCTGACTTCTTTGATGAGTTCTGCTAACTGAATTGCAGTGACGCTCTCGCCTGTTCCGGCTTCAAACAGTCGGTCGTAGATGCCGTGGTCCATCATCATGGCCCGAACTAGAATCCTTGCAACGTCCTCGATGTAGATCAAATCGAGTATTTGCTTGCCGTCAAAAAAGATTTCGATAGGGTCGCCCCGTAACGCCCGGCTGATAAAACTCGGAACAGCCTTTCGTACTGGACGTGCTTTCTGGTAGGGACCATAGACGTTTGCGGCCTGAACGACGGTGATTTTCACTCCGAACTCTTTGCCGTACATGAAGGCAAAACGCTCAGAACAGTGTTTAGTAATGGCATAGGTGTTATTCCACTTGAAACTAGCGGTCGCAATATGGATGCATGGCTTCTTGTGAATGCGGCAAGCCTCGAAAACATTGACCGCCCCTTGGATGTTGGTGTCGATGCTTTCGCGTGGGGCTTTTACCGTTTCGGAAGTTCCCAGCAACCCAGCCAGATTGAAAACCGCATCGTGCTGGGAAATGGCGTCTTCAACCGCGTTTTGGTCGCGGATGTCTCCCAAGTAGAAATCAACATTCAATACTGGATGTCCAAAGTCTATGTTTCTTTGGTAGCGGTCAAAAATGCTTACTCTGTGTCCGACTTTCACCAACCGACTAACCAGAGCAGAACCCAAAAATCCTTGACCGCCGGTGACTAGGAATTTCATTCTATCCTCCGTATTTTTCCTTGAGCCGTCCCACATTCCTTGCTTGAAGTCCGGGGAACTTCTCATGGATATGGGAAGCGCCGCCCACATGCTTGATGGTCAAATCGGTCTGGAAAGCCAGCGCCCAGCCTGCCAAGTGCGCTCGCATACACCAGTCATCATCAGCGCCGGGGCCAGGATTCATCTCTTCGGACAAATAACCGATAGTTTCAATGGCTTCTCGACAAAGCATGACGCAGAAGAAGGACATCTGTACGTCCCAACCCCAAGCTCCTTTGTTCGGCGTAACGATGCCGAAGCCTTGGTCTGCTGGAATGCGACCCTGAGTTCGTATCGGCCTACTGTCCCGTGGGCCTACGGCTGCCAATTTGGGTATGTGTTTGAACGGTTCTTCTAGCTTCGGCAACCAGTCAGGCGGCACTTCCGTATCGTCGTTGAGAAGCACAACAAACGGAGCGGTGGACAGAGCCAAGCCTACGTTCATGGCTTTGGTGTAGCCGATGTTTTCCGGCGGGCAGACGTAGGTCACATTGCCCAGTAAGCGGGCAGTTAGGATTGCTGTTGCATCATGGCCGTTGTCAATCCAGATAATTCGCCAATCGTTTGAGTTCCGAAGAACAGAATCGAAACACTTCTGGATTAGTTCTGACTGTCCGTTCGTGGCGACAATGATGTCGTACTTCATGTTGAGGGTTCCCAAACTGTGGAGTAGCCACGTCCAAGATGATTAAACTTGATCTCACGGAAATACCCCACTCGATAACCAACCGCTCTCAGCCCAGCGCAATGTTCGCTGTCGTAAGTCTTTCCATGAGCAGCCGGCCAGTGTTTCAGAATCCCTCGGCGGCAAAACCTGATTCCACCTACAGACACATGCTCCATCACGTAGTCGTCCTGGTGGACAGTTCCGCCCACGCATATCTTCGCCGCTTCTTCTGGTTCCGGTGTCCAGGGATTCAGGGTTGAATTGTTGGGCCAGAGCGATAGAATCCCATACTGCGGGTATTTCTCCATGATCTCTACTGCCCTACGAACAAATGGGAGAGTTTCTGGCAGGCAGTCATCATCCGCGCAGACGTAGATTTTGGTGGTTGCCCGTTCCTCCGCAAGAACTCTCCGCATCACTTGGTAACTCTTGATGGTCGGGTCGATCTGTTTGAGGGTACTGTCCGGTTCGCTTTCCCAGCGGGCAACACACGCCATCAAGAAGCCCAGCCGTATGTCGGTCATAGCCTCTTCTGGCGTAGGGCAGAAGAAGATGTCGGTCACTGTTTCTGTGTTCTTTCGACCAGTGCTGCATACTCCGGCGATTTCATAAACGCTTCCTGTTGTTCGACGGTCATGTTGCCGAATTTCTCCATCATTTCTTCGTCTTCATTCATTCCCCCTCCGCCAGCACCGCGAGTCCCTTCCAGCGGTGGAGGCGCGCCAGTCCGAGTTGTGGTAGTCGTTTCTTGCTTACCGATTTCCAGAGGTTTGAAGTCTCCCGATCGCTTCATCTGGTTCCAGGCGTTTTCCAGATTGTCGGCGGTGAATTCCACTCCGCGATCTTTCAATGCTTGCATGAGCGCAGCGGAAGGCTTGTCCCCGCCGGGATAATCCGGGCAACGCTGGCTGAAAACTCCTATCTGATAGTTCTCGATGTAGCTTTCAGTCGCATCACCTGTCCGCTTGACAAAGGTGCGAAATTCTTCGCTATTTTTAAAGCCAAGCGAGTGTGCGAGAGCTGAGGTTATGGCTTCGGATGCGTCAGTTTCGACATCGGTGAGAAACTTCTGCTGATTGAACTGTGGGGAAGTGGATGCCTTCGTGGTTTCTCGCCGTTGCTCAGTTGCGCGTTGCAGGTCGGCAATGGTGGATTCGTGGGTACGGACTTGGCCTTCCCGATCCCGAAGCGCAATCCCGGTATCTTCCTTTGCCTGCGCCGCTTTTTGGGCGACTTCTTCCCAGGTCTTGCCCTTGAAGACTTCACCGCCTTTTGTTTTCAACACTACTTCTTCGTTACCTGTGGTTTGTTCCATCACTTGCGTAACTTCTGTAGCGGTCACTTCCTTGGTTTTGGTATCTTCGGCCACTGTCGTTTCTCCTTGTTTAGAGTTCGTGTTCCTTGAAAGACTGCCGGACTTGCAATTGGCGTTTGAGAAGGAATGAGCGGTCTTCCTTGCGCTTCTCCTTTACCGCTTCTACCGCTTGCTCAACATGAATCCGAATGAACTCCCGTAACAACCGCCGCTGTTTCCACACCTGGGTCAAATTCTGTGTGACGGTTGGATCGTTGGACTCGCTTGCCTCTATTCGCTCCAGCGCCGTCTTAACCCACTCGTCCACATGAGAGAGAAATACTGTCCATCCTGGTAGAGCCACGAGCTGTTCGTATTGGTCTGCAAGCTGCTCCTCGCGCTGCTCGTCCTGCATTTGCTCAAAGGTCAGTTCCTCAGCCATTGGGCTTTTCATCTGGCCACGGATAATATGTGGACTTGTACGTTTCTGCTCTGCAACCCAAACAGATGGCATATTTTAGTGAATGTGTCCCGCCCTTGCTTCGGTCAACAACTATGTGTTCCTCCGTCGGCCAAGCTAGTTCTCTCCCACAAGTTTCAAGACGAAGTAGCGGGTCAACCGTATTATCGAACCAATCTCCACAGCGCATATTAGGCTTCACTCTCGGTCGGCTCGGCTGTTTGCTGTTGAGCAACCACTTCCAGAATCTTCTCTGTGACCAATTGTTCAAGGTCAGCATCCAGTTTCTCTCGTTGCATTGTCCTTTGTGCTTGGAGTCGTTCCTGCTGCATCTGCATCCGGGTTTGTTCCTCTGGCGGCTGCTGGTTTAGCTGTTGCTGTTCCTGCTCAGTCAAGTCACGGAAGAGTCCCTGCTTGGGCCGGTAGTTGGTAGCGTCGAGAACCATGTTTTCCAGTTCTTCCACGTTCACAGTCTTGCCTTGTTGCTGCGCTAGAAGTGTCAGCAAGGCAGGATTCAGGATTGTCTCGAAAATCAAGGGAAGTGTTTGCAACAAACCCGCGCGCGCTTGTAGTTTGGAAGAGGCTCGCATGGCGAACTTCACGCGGGCATTCTTGATTCGCACTGGGTCAATCTGAAGGATGTCCTTTTTTGTATCTACGATCTCTTGAACCTGATCGGGATCGAGGAATAGCGTGTTGTTTTTGTGCCACAAGTCCAGCATCGGCTCGACAACGGTATCTTCGTTGTTTTCTACTAGATATCCATGACGAGAAGCGGAAGCCTGGGCCTGGGTATTGACTCCGGTTGCAGTGCGAGAAGCGGCGTTCCCGAACTTGCCAGCGCCAGTACCCAAAACGGCCAAGTCGGTAACACCTGTTGACTTCGCAACCCGCCGCTCAGCCAAGTCAACTTCAAGAAATGCCGCCTGAGTGATGTTCTGGACTTCCTCTCGAACTATTTCGTCTTTAGGGTTCCCATCAACTTCAAGCCATCTACCAGGATATATCCGGCGTTGATAGGCTGGTGTTGGTGTCCCCCTGCGTTTGATCGTGCCTTTGTGAATTGAAAGAGCTAATTCGTCTATTCGAGCATTGATGATCCCTTGAATCAACCGCTGGTCTGGTTCGGCAAGATCGGTTACAGCCAGACCATAGAAGCGATCTGGAACATCGGTGTAGAAAACATCGAAGAATGGAATTATTCCAACCGGATTCGGGATGTTGTAGGCTGTGTGTTCTCGATTCAACACCCACACATGCCGTTCTTTTGTCCAATATCCCAACACTTCCAGACGCTTCGATCCTGGGTCAACGGAAGTATCATGGCTGGAAGTCCAGGTGTTTCCCCGAATGTTCTCCATGCTTTCTTTTGTGCGGTCGCCCTCTGTGGTCAGTTTCTTCTCTGCCATCAGAATGAGTTGGAGTTTGGGCGGAATCTTGAACCCAGGCTGATCTCGCAACCTATCCAACTCATCCACTGTCATAAATGCACGTTTAATCAGGAAGCGCCCATCTTGCGGTTGTGGAGAAGAACAGTTGGGGTCAATGTAAATATCTTTGATCGAAACCGACTTGGCGAATGGTCGGTTGATGATCTCTTGGCGAGTCTCTTCCGTGATGCGTCGCTTATTTTCGCCGGTTGGAAGGTTGACAGTTATTCCGCCCAAGAATGGCAGGCGAACTCGTTTGGTCTGCGGAATGAAATCCACTTTGAAAAACGGCCGCTCGGTTTCTTGGTAGAGCATCCCCAATTCGATTAGTCCATTTCCGTAGAGGAAGGCGCTCTTGAATGCCCGCCGAAAGACTTCCCGAATGCGTGATTGCCGCATCTGCTCGATCATCAACTCTCGCACAAGACGTGCATCTGCCGGGTCGGTGCCGGGCAGGGCGTCGGCAAAGAACCACCCCGGAGCGTCGGCAAACAGCGTGGACATCATCCGCGGCAGAAGAGATTCGATTTGAGTTAGTGATGTAAATACTCCTAGATTGGAACGGTCAATCCGAGTCCCCGGCCAGAACTTTCGACCGACCCAGGCTAGGTAGAGTTCATCGGCGTTTCTCCAGCGATGGTCGTGATTCTGCGCTCGATGATTCGATGCCTTATTGAAATCCTGTACTGCCGTCTTCAAGGCAAACTGATCCGTCCAACGGTCAGTCGGGTCGTGGACGCGCTGCTTCTCTTTGTCGGTTAGCGGCTCGCTTGCTCTGTTATCGTTCGGCACAGTCACACTTCTCACAACTCAGATGGTTGTGGCTCAGATTCGTACAAAGTTTGAGTTCTTTTCCGCACTCCGTACATACAACTCTGGTTGGCGGACCAACCTTCCCTTCCTGCAAGGTTGCTACGTCAGTGTAGAAAACGATTGTCATAATCCTGTCCCTGGATGGAAAAACTCACTCGCTGGTGGTTCCTTGTCTCCTAGAAATCTTGCTGCCTTAGTGATTGGATCGAACCCCTTGAATGCACGGGAAAGTTCGTATTCAGGCACGTTTTCACCTTTCGCTTCGTCGGGGTAGAGGTCGTAGCTCACTCCCCCTTCGCGGTTTTGCATCTGGTCGGCCATTGTGTCGAGAATGTCATCGTGATAGGTGGAGGTCTGCGAGAAGCGAAGAACCTCTTGGGTCAGTTCCAACCGACTGTCCAAGTCTTCGCAGAAGCGAATAATTCCGCCCTTGAACCACGCTTGCAAACCCCAAATCCGCTGTTTCTTGGAAACCCGCGTATCCCGATGGATTGGAATGATGATGGGATACTTTCCGCGCTTCGACATCTCGCGGGTCAGAAACGGAAGCAACACGCGGGCGTGAGCATCTTTCTCAATCTTGAAGTCGCACTTCCACTTCTCAAAGATGTCGAAGATGTTGTCGATCACCTCGAAGGGAGTGAACCTTTTGTGGCGCAGGTCGAGTATGTAAGCCCGCGCATCCCGGTCGAATCCAGTGACGTTGAAGACGGTAAAATCGTTCCTCGCTCCCTGTTCCATGCCGTGCAGGTCAATGGTGCAGTGAACGCGCAGAGGAATCCGGCGCACGATCTCTCGCGGAATGAACTTAATCTCTTCGCGTGTAGCTAGGCCGCCAGCATCGGGGATTGGATTGTTGAGGTACTGAGCTGAGTAGAGCACGTCGCCCATCTTCTGCCGCTCAATCTTCAGTTCGCTCATTGGAAAGCGTGTCGGCCACAAGGTAGTGCCGTCGGGCCGCTCAGCAGAATCAATCAGGATGGCCCACTGACGTTCCTTCTCCGGTAACTTCTCTTCCTTGTCAATGACTTCAGTGCCGTACATATCGGAGAAGTCGTAGCGAGTTCCCTCTATGTCTTCCCAGCCGTGGTGCGGAGGAATCGGGCCACGTTCTAGCAGCGGCCCCATGTAGCGGTAGTGATCGCGCACGGTGCGAATCTGGTCTGGTGTGCGGATGTTCTCCTTGTCCACCAAGTCGGAATGTTTGTGGACTTCCATGTGGGCGCCGGCAATCACCTTCCCCACCGAACAGGTGGAGACGGTTTGCTCTTTCAGCCATTTGCGTTTTCGGCAAGGAATGGTGAACGCTTCCTGCGTACCAAAATCTCCAGCCTTTCTACGCTCCGGGCAATACTCAGGGAACAGAAACCAGAAGTTGTTGTTGTACTGGAAGTGAGCCTTCATCTCCGTGATGATCTTCTTTACCTGCTCGCCGGTAGCCGAGGAAACCATGATCCGAATATCAACGAAGTTGAGAATCCACTGGATCGAATGCCCGATTGTGATGATGGTGGTTTTCAGGTGTCCGCGTGGCCAGAGGGTCAACCGCTTTCGTGGACTTTCCAGATGCCACAGGTCAACCTTCGGTTCATACTTCAAGAACTTCCCGCTGAACTTGTTCACATAGTCAGTCCCACCGGGGAACTTTTGTAGATGCTCTATGATCGGCATGTGAACTTTGCGCTCAATATCTTTGTACTGGAGCACTTCAGTCAACAGCCAGAACAGATCAGTCCTCGCCCGTTGCCGATCTCTCAGCCAGGTATCGAGAACTGCGAGTTGTCGTGGGTTAAGCATTTTTCATGGAGCCAAGTCTGGATTTTCTCTTTTCAGCTATTTCCCTGAAATGCTGCGCCATTCCCAAAACACCCTTCTTGCCGCCATCTTTGAACTCACCGACTTCTGCATAGTGTTCCCACAGTTCGGCGGACTTTAGTGCGTGACGAATATCTTCTTCTACAATCGCTTCATACGCTTTGCCTAGAATCATCTCTTCCTCCCCAGCGCCGTGCGTCGGGCGCGATCTCTCAGCCTTGTCGGCCTCTTTCCAGAAGCAATCAAACCAAACAGGCCACGTTGTCTTTCGCTCAGTGGTTTTCCGCGAATCTCTTTGTCACTGAGAATCTTTCTGGCCTTTGGTCGGCTTGGAAATCTTCCTGCCATTTAGAAGTTCATCCATAGCAAAACAGCATTCCAACAAGCTAAAGCTACTCTAAGAAATCCTGGGCGCTTGCGCTTGGGATAGCTGGAGCGTGATCTCCACTCGTAGTGCCTTAGTCGAAATGGAAAGACCGCCTCGGCTTTCGCAGAGAACGACTGTAGGGGCATTGAAACTGCTGAAAGCGACATCATGCTGACTCGTTTTCCAATTGCCATCAAAGCTTCCTTTGAATCGCTGATTCAACTGCCAACGAAAGCACCCGCTTAGGAATGGTTGGATACTGCTTCAGAAGTTTGGCGTAAACCAGTTGATGCTTCTGGTCGCCTGTGTGCGGCGTAGGGTCAATCTTCAAAACTGCGAACTCAGCCCCATCAATTACAACCGGCGGCAAGGCGAGCCAAATCATCTGATAGGCAAACCAAAGAACTGCTTTGCGAAAGATGTTCATTTAGTAAATCACAAAATCGTCACCGGCACTGGGAGCTTCCGTGATAGCCGTGTACGTCAGTCTGCCGGTCGCTCCTAGATAGGCGGTAATGTCGCTGGCTTGTTCGGCTAGGACACCGCTTGTCCAAACAATCGTGCGACCGTTGTAGTGCTCGTCGGTTGCTTCCGAGAGATCGGTAGTCATCTGCGTGGTTGATAGGGTTCCGGCTTCGGCTGAGCCGGTTACCAAACCTATGAAACTGTCACCGTAAGTTCCCAGCGTAGCGTGGTTGGAGCGAGTTTCATCCCAAGTAGCGTCAGCGTCCCCAGACAGGGTAAACCGAGCATCGTCGAATAGGGTGACGGCTCCGCTCGCGTTGTCAGTGACAGTGAAGAGGCCGCGAATCGCTACAGTGGAGGTCGCGGAGCAATTCGCGTTGATGATGAGCTGCCCTCTCCCCTCAAGCGACATAGTGTAGGAGCCAGCCCCCGCGCCCATGTTCTGAATCTCTATCCCACCACTGTAGTTTCGGAAGCTGAGATTGGAGGCAGCCAACGCTCCTCCGAAGTCCCACGTTGGTGTAGCTGTTCCCGCAATAGCGGAGTGGCAGCGATCAGTAAAGAAATCGCCCGCTTCAACGATAGTCTGCGTTCCCGCGATACCGCACTCGATCAGATGCGTGCCCTTAATATGGGATGTAGCACCCATAAGGCATTTCTCAAAGATTTGCATAGTCCCAGTACCGGAACCCACGCCAGAGACGGTCGCACCTATGAAGATACTCCCTGCGATGTCTTGGCCGTTCAGCGCAAGCGTCCAGTTCCGCCCGTTGAATTGTTGGTTATTCTGTGCAGCTCCAAGTGTGATGGAACTACCAGGCGCGATTTCAAACCGTTCGATTTTTAGTGAAGCGGCTAACGTGTTCGCATCGGCAATACTATTTACAGGCTTCTCAACCGTTCCGTTCTCGAAATCGGTCGTCCCTGCCGTACCGTCAACTGTGTCAATCCAGATCGCGCCATTCTCGTAACCTTGGAACTCTTGAATGCCGCGCAGCCTTCGACCCGCAGAAGTCGCAATATTATGGGTGGCTCCGGTTAGAATCTCATCCCACACTGAGTCGGCGACAACCGACCGAGTGACCGCCGCATCCTGAGAGAGAACAGTCGTTGTGCCGTTATCGGTGATTGAGCAATTACCACGAACCACCACGTCAAGGCTTGTACAGGAGGCGTCGATGATAAGCTGCCCATCGGACTCGTAACTCATCGTATCGTTAACAGTCGCGGCGTTGACCTGAAGACCACCTGAATAATGCCGGAAGTTGAGGTTGGTGGTGCCTGAACCAGGGAAGGCAATAATAGGAGCTGAAGTCCCAGCGACGGCGCTCTTGCAAGCATCAAAGCATGTGGGCGTCGATGCTCGGAGGGTGTTAGTACCCGACAACCAGCAATCGTGGGCGAAGCACTCTAAAGCCGCCAGCGCATTCATTCCACACGAATGTAGGAAAATCAGGCCTGTTCCGCCTTGGGTGCCAGTCGCCTTCAAATCAAAGAACGTAGAATTGTCGACATCTTGAGAACCCAAGTTAACTTGGTTGTTCTGCCCGATGCCGACGAACTCATAATCTTCCATCGTGGCGGCAAGGGTAATGCTGCTGTCGTTAAGGAGGTAAATCCGGTCAAGGCTCATACTGTCAGCAAGAGTCTTAGCTGCGCCGATGGTGGAGACGGGGTTACCTATAGTCCCATCAACGCCGTTTACTGTGTTTGTGTTAGCCGCCGCGTCGTTTAGATAGACTCCTGCCCCACGAGGCCCCATATATGCGGTATAGAATCCTTCATTCCCGTTGAATAGAGTTTCAAGATTATCCGCTGCTGTTGCGTCACCAGAGATTTTATTAACGTTAGTAAAGCGGTTCTCGATAGAGAAGTGCGCCAGAACCGCGTTCACTGTCTGACTGTCAATTACCGCTCCTTGAAGGGCAACAGTATAGTTCGAGCCGGTGACGTAGAAACCATCGGTAGTTGCAATGGTACAAACATGGACGCCAGTTAGGGAATCGAAATCCTCTGTATCGGTCACTCCCACAGTCGTTTGGCTTACACCATTGTCCTTATAGACTCTTACTTCACCGTCGGTGGATCGGGTGATGGACGCGCCGGCACTATCAGTGGAAGACCACATGAAGTGGACGGTCTGTTGGTCTTCAAAGTCGCCTAGATACGGGGCGTTTGATACGAGTTGAGCCATTTACCCTTCAGCCCTCTTGGTGGTGAATGTCGAACATCACCAGACGAATCTCAACCCGAACCCAATCCCGGCGCCGTGACCAGCGATGACGGCGACTTGAGGAACCCACCAATACTTGAACCCATCCTTGCGCCAGCGATGACCGAGGTAACTGACTCCGATAGCCAGGGGGAGTTGGATGGCATAGACCTTCTTGCGGTCGGCTGACAACAATGGGTTGCCTTCGTGACAAGTGCCCGCTTGGATGCAGTGCTGTGTCAACTCCACGTCGGCCACGGTGGTCGCTACAGTCGCTCCGGTCAGCAACCAAAAGCCGCTTGCGAGGATGAGGCAGAGTGTGGGCATTAGGGTTCAAATACTACAATTATGGGATTCCGGGAAGTGCTTGCAGTTATAGTTCCAAGAGTTGCAGGTAGCACCCCGGCACTGCTAGCGTTTGCTGTTCCACAACGAACAGTGTTCTCGTTATTTAAGTCGAAAATTGAGGCCACGGTTATAGAACGAAATGTTGTAGCTGCGTCGTCGCAAGTCTGGGCTAACCAATAGATACTAGGCTCAAGCACTACTGGCGTAGCGAGAGTGTCCGACTGAACCGTTGCGCTGTTGGCATCTAGCGCAACAGTTTTGAGGATTAGGTTCTTGTCTTTGTCGTACAGACCGACACCAAATTTCTTTCCTGCTGCTCCAGCACCCAGCACTTCTGCGATGATGTTTGTTACTTTCGCTCTGAAGGGCAAGACAAACTGAAATGCCCTCGTTTGGTTGGCAGAGGAAACTGCCACGTTGGTAGCGCTTACAGAATGGCTAATCCCAACGCCGATGAAATATCCCTCCCCCGCCGTATCCACCGTCGCTGCTGCTGGGGTAGAAGCTGTTCCAATGTAAATTCTGCGTCCCATTCAACTGTCTCCTATGGGTAGAGGCTGAGAGTGACGGCAAAAGTAAAACTTGGATCCGTCCCGCCAATCACGAAACGCACGCGCCAAGTATCTCCCAACACGAAGTCCTTGATCGTTCCAGCAGCCAAATCCGATTCGTTCGCTACTCCGATGGAATCCCCGCCAGAAACAATCGAGGCAACGTGGGTGGCAGTTGAGGTGGTGAACTGTGCGAAGTGAATCAGGTCTTGCCAGGTAGTCGCATCTGGCAAAAGCGTCTGCACAAAAACGTCAAGGGTTCGGGAGGTTCCGCTGTTGGCGGTCACGTCGAGTTCGACAATGGCGGAGGTATAGCGTTCAATTCCAATCAGTGTGTCACTGACATCGGTGGCGGTTCGTACAGCACTGGCAAGAATCTCTCTGCGACGTGCTCCCCAGGTAGTAGTTGGTGTCGTTGCCATTTCAAACCCTCCCTAGTGGTACTGGCTGAATCCTGCGATTGAGTCCTCGCATGGGAAACGGCTGGTTCTTGAATCGTTCGATCAATTTCTGTCGTTCGGCTGGAGAAGCAGCCAGCCCAGCTCGCAGGCGCTCCTCACGGGAACCTCGATGCGATGATCTAAATGGACTAGGATGTTGGGCCATAGTCGTTTCCCGCTGCGAGTGAAACGGTTCCGCTGGTAGTGTTGACAATGGAATTGGCTGTGCCAGTGTCCCAAGTCGTAAGCGGGATTCCGTAGTAAGGCTCTGTCGGGTAGGGATAGTAGGGGCCGGACCAATACCAAGGGTATGTGGGCCAGGGCGCAAACGTCTGATTCGGACGCTTGCAGGTCGGACAGAAGCCACAATTCGGGCAGACTTTCTCTTCTTTGGTTTTCTTCACTACCAGGGCACCTTCACTTCCCAGGATTCCAGCCGTGATTTTGAAACGGGAGCTTGATTAGCCTTTCTGATGTTGGCGTAGGCTGCTTGGATGTAGCCCAGCACTTCATCGTCAACATCATTGGGCGTGTTCTTCACCAACCCACCGAGGAAAAACAGAACCAAATCGAGAACAACCTTCGCTGTCATTTCAACCATCCTTGTACGTTGGCGATGATTTCATTCATGTCATTCACCGCTGACCTGACTCGTTCTTTGGCGTGATTCAAAGCGTCCTTGCTGTCGGGGGGATTGCAGGGGCCACCTTCGTTCCATCCTGGGCCACCGCAATAGAGGTTCATGGCATCAATGGCTGAGCGTTGAAGGGCGGCAGCGCGTTTGATGAGCTGGCAAACTTCCTTGTCGGGTTCTGGAACGCAGGCAGGTTCATACTTCGTAACTGCTTCCTGAATGACTCCGCCGGCGCCAGCTATAGCCGCTTCAGCATTCTCTTCAAACTTCGGGCAGCCAGCCAAGAGAAGAAGACTAATCGCAAGAATTGGTGGCGCAAAAATCTGTGTGATGATTGAAGGCTTCATGGTTCCTCCTTAGTTCTGCAAAACAGTCCTGTACCAATCTGTGAAAAGTGCGAGTCGTTCAGGAATCTTCTGTGGAGAATGCAATGCTCCGGTTGGTCCCGATTCCAAGCCATAGACCCAATCTTCTAGTTCGTAGATTACTAACATCCTGTCCTTTCTGTGCTGCTGTTCTGGAGTTAGGTTGAGCGTGGTTCCTCCTACAAAGTTGAGTAATTGAACGAAAGTTTTTCGATCAAAGTGGGTGGTTCGCTGCTGGTGGAGATTGACTGATTTGAAACATTGACCCACTTGAATTGCCAAATTTTACTTAGGTATCCCATTTCTGACAAGGTGCGAGGTTGCAAGCAAGTCCCTTTCCACCGCCGCAAGAGGCGCTTTTTAATGGCGTTTCTAGTGGCCTTCTTTTCATCCATTATCGCATGGCAGTCTTTCAACATCTTCCGAATTTTCTCTTTTCGCTTTTTCATATCTTCGTCCACGGGCCTTGAAAGTGAGCATTGTCACGATGGTTTTTCCAGCGCCCACCCCAGACCAAACCTAGAGATTCACCAATCTTCCCGATCTTCTCCCACACCGGATCATTCGCATCCCACTGTAATTTGTCGGGGCCGGAAAGTTGGAACATCGCATAAGGGGCGACATCAATCGCTTCCGCCCTCATTTCAGGAGCTTGGGGCAGATGCTTGGAGTTTTTCGTCCAGGAAACTCCCTTTGCGATATTCTCCTCTTGCTCCTCCATTGTCCGCAGCGTGTCCAGCACCATCAAGGGGATTTGTGCCTCAGTACAGCGGGCTAGAAATTCCACCGCTAAGGGTCGAAACCGCGTGCTCAAATCTGACAGTTTCCGACTCAACTCAGCCTCCAGCAGCCATCTTTGCCAAGATTTCCCAGACAATATGGAGGGCACCGGCGCCGCTAACTCCAATGGCACCAGGACGAATAGCGCCACGCCAACCATTTGGAGTGCGCGTTTCCACCGCCCGCATCCGTTTTTCGAGGGCATCAAACTTTTCATTCCCCCGCTTCAAGGATTGCTCGATGTTCTTCAGCGAGGCCCTAGTGTAGCCAATGAACTGTCCAATGTCTTCCGGCTTGCCGTTGCCGTTCAATCGGAAATCCTCCTATCGCGCAGCCCGTACATTCCAGAAGTCCCAGCGCCACTGATGGCGGAAGGAAAGCCTTTCACCTTGCGGACAGTCCAGAAAGCCTATCCGAAAGAACAACCACCGAAACCGGAACCACGTCATGCAAATGAAATTCTTCCCCACCCCCTTTACAAGCCCCGTCAGCGTAAGTGGTCGCAGTTCAACCTCTTTGCTGCAAATTAGTTCGCCTGATATGTAGAACTTCTGCGGCCAGGGTTGGAGCGGAATGTCTCTTCCGTCCATATGCTGAATTTCGACTATTCCATGCACAATTTACCTCCCTACTTCTAATTTTACCACATCGCAATGAAAAAACCCCGGCCAGCAGGAGAACTAGCCGGGGGTACTGCGCCTCAGGTGTGGCACTCACAGCAACAGGCAGCCGAAGGGGAATCAAACTGCCCGCTCAATCCCATTATATCACTTTGAGTGAAAGTCCAGAGATCGGATAGAATCCCTGAACGCGCGTGGCGCTAGCGGCTATCCCCGATGTACCAGCTACTCCACAATTCTAGTTCCAACTCACCTCCATTCTACCACACCTGAAAAACGTCGTAGGTGCCCTCCTCCCAATCCCACCCTAGCCGTAGGCATTCCAGACCCAGTTCGTCGTCCCTACCCCCCTCAGCGCCTCAAAATCGGGCTGCTCACAGCACTCCCCAGACGAGAGTGAGAAGAGAGAAAAACTCATTTCTGACTTGTGTCTGTGCTCTAGCGGTATGTATGTGCGCGCGGCCAGCCTGGGGTTGCCCCCCGGCCTCCGATGTAGGGACTCCCGAACAAACATAGAGCAATCAGCAGCTTGCAGGCATGCGCCGACGCTGTACACACGCTGCGTTCAACTACAAGTAGAGAGAACGTGTTGGCCTGACTGCGAAAACAAAGGGGGTGGGGGCTGTCTTACATAACGTCTATTATCAGAAACCACTTAGCCAGTGTTATCAAGCACTTAGCTATTCCAGCTTCCAGTTGCAACCCGGATCACTACATCTTGTGCCTGGGAGTGTCCGATCCTCAAACAGTTCCAAGCTCATTTCGGCGTCAGGCGAGAGCTTGAATCAGGCAAATCGCCTCTAACTCCTGTCTTTGGTGTGTGCAGTGTCCATGCACTCTTTGGGGGTCTTAGTCCGTCCAACTTAGGTCAAGACTTACAGTGGACTAGGACTAGGGGTATAGGCTAGGGGAAATAACTCAGGCGGATTAGGCGGTTTGGCCTATTCCAAGCGGGTTTGAGCCGGTGTAGGCTGTACCCATGATGAAACAGGAGAGTGCCATGAACAGCAAACAGAAAGACACAGTTGAGCAGGTTGCATCACTCTTCGGTTGTGATGAGGTTGAGTTGAAGGGCGAAACCTTCCGCAACCTCTTTGACTCAATCGAGAAGCAATACCCCTGGGTCAATGTGTACTGGGGTTGCTGGAGTGATTCAGAGTTGGACGCGGTTATCTAGGCATGAAAACACTAGAACAGATACAGCAACAGGTTGACGCGCTAGCCCAGCAGTACATAGACAGGATGCGAGCAGCCCACGAAAAGCGGCAGGGTGAGCTACAGCTTAAGATTGAGGAATGCGAGCGCCAGAAAGAGTTGTGCCGCAAGCGGTTGCTTGAGCTGAGCTAGGGTGGACGCATGAGCAAGGAAACCAAGACGGAGGTAAGGACGCATGGACATAATCATCAACAGTTGGCTTGACGAAGAGGGCAAGCGGCAGTTTTCCTGGTACGAACCAGATAACAAAGAGAACGGGGGGAGGGAGATTATCCAAGTCGGAAGTCTGCCCGTCCGTGAACTTGCTGTTAAGGATGGGAAGCTCCTAATTCTCTCATAGCTCCCACCGTCTGCTTGCTCTACGGAGTCGGCAGGCTGAGGGATTCTAAGGAGGCGAACCGATGAAATACTACGTAGGATGCGACACAGGCAACGCGGGACTCAGGAGAGAGGTTTTCCAGTCCGCACAGCGGCCAACTCGTGAATCACACGGCCATTTGTTCGTGGCAGTCATTGGCCCATTTCAGACTAAGTGTGGCGCTGAATTCATGGCCCGCTATGGTGCTGGAAACCCCCATTGTCAGACCGTGGATGAAGCAGAACAGCTTGCACTAACCGCCACCTAGTCACTCGCCGCTTGCCTCCGCTGAGGGGGCGAGCTGAGGATAAGCTAGAGGCACAAAGGAGGCCCTACGATGACACTGGAACAGTTTGTCAGGCGGCACCGAAGTGAACTCACTGAGGCAATCAAGGCGCAAGTCCCAAACGGCGGCAGGATAGACGACGAGGAGCGCCGCTTGTGGGTTCTGAATGACGAGGGACTTTACAACTGGGCGCGGTCTGAGGGGGTGGAGATATGACTCGCAAAGACTATATCCTGATTGCACGGGCGCTAAACTACTCATATCGAACCGCTGGAATGAGTACACCAGCAATAGACGCGATAGATTTCGCTGCCGCTAGTATTGCGAATGAACTTGGGCGCGAGAATCCGCGTTTCAACCAAAACCACTTCCTCGCCGTGGTTCGGGGCGAGAAGGCGCTGGAGTCAAGACCGCCGCGGTAGTGCAATGAGAAGCAATGATCGCCGGCTAGCCCCCGTTCCCTTTAGGAACGCTGTTCGCTGCGGTTGGCCTAAAGTGGGTTCGGGGGTCGGTCGGCTTTAATGAGCAAGGAAACCATTCCGCTGGGAGGATGAAATGGATCAAATGAAACTGTGCGAGGTACAGGCTGCAAACTGTAGCCGTGAAGCCACTGACCAGTGTGGGGAGTGCAATCGCTGGTTTTGCTTTGAGCACCTACACACTCGACGCTTACACGATCCGCAAGAGCAGGAGGAACCAAACCATGACACAACCAAAGACAGCTAGTAAGTTTACGCCGGGGCCGTGGACACCTGAGCGTCACAGCGGGGGAGAGCTCATCATAAGGGGAAAGAATAGTGAATGGGTTGACCCCCAAGCACCAAACAATATTGGCCTAACAGTCAAAGCACCGGAGATGTATGAGTTGCTGGATCATCTTGACAGTTATAGCAGCTGGCTCAACACGCCTGAGCTTAGAGACATTCAGACAGAAGCCCGCCGAATCAAAGCGGCGATTGATGGCGATTGAGTGCCCGGCTGCTGGCCGCTCTACGGCTCAGCTTGCGGCGGCTCTGAAGGGGGCTCATGCTCAGAAGCGTCGGAGGTCTTTACCGTCTCTCCCTGAAGTTGTTCGGGTGAAGAAGTAGCCTCTTTCAGCGCGTAGCGATCCTTCCACTCCGGCGGAACCGACATAGCCAATACTCCCACCTGAATGTCTCGCTCGAACAGGTCCACGCCCTTCATCTTACCAATGCTTACTGCTGCGTAGGTTGAGCCGCTTCGCTTTTCTTCTCCGTGAATGGCATTCCGAACCAGCGTGATCCTCGCAATCAGCCCCATGCGTTCATCGGTCAGGTCAGCCCGGTCCGCCATCTTGCACATCTCATCCATCTCGCGGCGGAAGGCTTCTCTCATCAAACCGCTAACTTTGAATTGATAGCGGATACCGTGATTTGCCTGTGCGTTGGGATACCCCGACTCTCTCATGGATTGCGCCATAGACTTCCCTTCCCGTAGATACTTGCTCGCTGTGTCCATATGCCTCTGCTTCGGGTTGACAATCCGGGGGCGCTGCTTCTGGCGCTTGTACTTGTAGGGCTTCTTCCGCCGGCTGGGAGCTAGTAGTTCAGGTTGGTCTTGTTCTGGGTTCATTTCAGCGCCGCCTCTGCTTTCTTGATGGCTTGTTTTAACCGTTTATGTGTTGCTGCTTGCCTTGAATCAAAGCCCCTGCCATGTGCGGAAATTTGTAGCACAGCGCGAGCATCCTTGGCGGCCTCCAGCAACTCTTCCATTTTGGGGCGCGAATGAAGCCATGTCCATATCAAATCTAGGTTCGCCTTTGCGTCTGAGCCAAAGGTTTTGGCTATCATGTAGCCGCCGTTCTCATCGGCATTATGGCTTGGATCGAGTTCGCCAACACCGTGGGAGAACCCTTTAATCCATGGCAACGGCGTGTGTTTCACTTCTTTCATGGTTTTCATTTCAGGCTTCATGTGGTTTCCTGCTTCTGGCGCTCTCTCCATCTTTGCATTCTGCCTGATTCCCTGTGCCGTGTCGAACAATAGAGTTGGGTACTTAGGCGTGGCTCAAATGGTTTGCAGCAACGGGTGGAAGCACACAGCCTGGTATCGAAGATTTCTTGGCCGCACTCTACACAGACTGTAATTGTTTTCTCTCGCTTATGACGGCAGCGCGATTTAAGTTTCCGCATGCGGCCTCCTGCTGTGGAAGCAGTTGCTTCGGGGATCAAGGAAAAACTCTCTCAGTAAACCTAACCGTGGATCGAACGCTGTCTTGAACTCTAGGTTGCAGCCCATTGCGTTCCCAGGTTTTACTCTTCTAGGGCGTACTCCGTTGCCGTTGGTTCCTGCTTGCTTCTTCTTTGCCGTTGAGCCCTTTTTACTCACTGACCTCGCTTCGGCGCCTACAGCTAAGAGCATACCAAAGAACTGCTTGGTTGCCTCATTTCAAACTTCCTGGTCCTCCTCGGTAGCTTCAATCTCATGGAGAGTGGGGAGATAGAGGCAGCGAGAACAAAGAACCCCAACCAGGTGGGCGCACCGCTTGGCTGAATGCGACCACGTTTCGCTACATCTGGGGCAGGAGTGTTCATGGAAGTTGTTTGCTGTTCCGTTCTTTCCTCCTGTTTCAGGTTGGGTCATACAAAGAGTTTCTCCCCATGACTGTCTTTTTCGCTGGTTGCGCTCGTTGCCTTGCCTGTTTGAGAATCATCCACGGAGAAATCCGTTCCTCTCGCCGAAGCTCATGGAGATCAACCGCGTGAGGCGCCGGTCGGCAAACCTTCTCATGGGTTCGATAGCAATTCCCGCCCCCACTCCAAAGGAAAAAGGCAGGGATGCCAAACACAAAAGACACCCCTGCCCAGCTAGAGTGAAAGACACTGGTTGCAACTTACCTCTTCACCATAATACCACCGTGGGGGCGCATTTCTTCGGCCTTGAGCTTGAGCGGATCCGCCGTGATCGGTAGCGGCCGACACTTCTCCTCATGGGTTCTAAAGCAGTTCATTCCGTAGCACAGAGGTTCGCCACACTGAGGGCAGCTCAGCTTAGCCTGACTACCGCAGTGGCAACGCCTTGAGATCATCCCTTACCCTCACTGGCGCGGGCCTTTTCTAGCTCAGTAAGAGCACGAGCATCTTTGACTAATTTCTTTGTCACCGCTCCGTTTATATGGTCTCTTGGGCCATAGGCATCTACATAGGTAGTGAGCCGCCTGATGATGACAACGAACTCCTCCCGCTCCGCCTCAGCAGCCGCTTTCTCAGCGGCTTGTATGTGAGACGCAATTATTGGAATCAACACCGCCGGGCCAGATGCTTTCAGGTCTATCTCTTGTGCGACAATGCTGGCGTAACAGTTTACAGCCCTGGTTAAATGTTTCATCCCTTCCCCTCGGCGCGGGCCTTCTCTAGCTCGTCGATGCGCTGTGGCCCCCAAGTTGCTGGCTGCGGTGGATAATCGGGCAGGCATTTAGACGACCACATCTTTGCTTCATCTAGCCGTTCCTCTCGCAGCAACGCTTCCAGGGCGTGACTTCCTTCTCTGAGCAACCATTTCAAGCCAGACTCGTCTGGTTTCGGTTTGGGGATTTTCAGCAAGTCGCAAATGCCCGCAACCCACAATATTCTTGCCGCGCCATACGACTCCCACTGCACCCGTTTCTCGTACTCTTCCAGGGCTGAGGCGGCGGGTTGGAGTTCAGGCCATTGCCGCAGAAATTCTCGTGCATCATCTTCGTACACAACCGCTCCACGCTGCCGCATGAAGGCTACAAGCGCGTGAGAAGCAGCCGCCAACACTTCCGCGCCCCTTTGCTTCTCGGCCTCTTCAACGTGCTGTTTTATTTTACAGACTAGCCGCGTATGGGCGTCTGAGGTAATCCACTCTTCGTATAAACACTTTCTAGCTCTCTCTTCTGCCGATAGATGTTCAGCCATTTACTTCTCCTCCCCACCCTCATCCAGTGCTTGGCTCTCGTATGTGCTCGATGGCCTTGTTATCGTCAGCACTTCTCCAGTCAGGCCACTTCCTCTTTTCGTTCTTCGCCAACTTTGCGCTCAATGCTGCGGCTATCTGTTCAGGTGAATAGCCTGCCCGCCATGCTCCGTCGCACGACAAGATGATAACGTCCACCCACTCATCCAAGTCAGTCGGGTTCCTTTCAATCTCATTGAGTTCCTTCCGAATATGGTCAAGGACTCCATGTGTACGAAGCCCTGGCCCGAAGGTTCGCTCAGAAAACTCTCGTTGGCGTTGCAGGTGTGTGACTAGATTCATTTTCCTTCCCCTCCCTCCTCCGTGCTAGGTGCGGTGAGGTCGAGTTGGCGGATTTTGACTAACACCGCTTGCCATTCATCAGCTCTAAGCGTTGGTTCTCGCTGGATCTTGCGCCAATGTTCGGCTGCGTTGGCCGCTCGTATCACGTCTCTCACCTTCTCCCGCTCGGCAACCAGAAGCGCATCATACTTCTTGGTAAGGTCAACAATAAAACCAGCACCTCTATCCTGCTCGGCTTTAAGCTGTACGCAGAACGAGCATTCGTGTGTGTCAACCACCGTGCCATCCCGATATTCGACTGTTATAGGAGACAAGCACGCCCTAAAGTGCCCACACCCCATCGGCTTCCGCATATCCTCCTGACCCTGTAGATAACGATTGTCGTAGCGAGGGTCGGATTGGTATGACTGAATCTCATCTTGTAACCGCTCCCGCTCGTCCCTAACGGCCACACCAATGAGTTGCTTCAAGCGTGCTCGTAAATATGGCGACTGAACTTCTCTATTTTCATCCAACGGGCGAAGCGTCTTGCAAATCTCCTTGATAGCCTCCTCGATGGTTGGCACACGCTCAAACACGAACCGTTCCCGCTCTTGGGCTAGGAGGCGCTCGATACCGTTGACGAGTTCCTGAGCATATCTATATTCGCCGATGTACCATTCGTGCGTAGCCAAATTACCGACGTAAGCTGGTTCTTCCTTGCCGTCTTTCAAGTACGCGGCCCAATCCTCGTGACTGATTAGGCCCTTGTTGAGAAATGTGAGAACTCTCTTTATGCTTTCTTCAGTTAAGCGGCTCATTTCAACTCCTCCAAGCGGCGGTCGCGTAGCTTCTCAATGATGCCGTGCAACTCGCGCAGCTTGCTCTGTAGGTACGCTTCGGGGGCGGTCTTTGCTCGGAACCACAGTCCTTCGTCATCGTGCTGCGTGTTGACCATGCTCTGTATCGGCTGTAGCACCTCCCCCACAATCTCCGGCAACACCGCCTTGGCCGTGGCTAGGTATTCCTGTCGGCGGGATTCGGGGAGATTGAGCCAATACACGAGGTCGGGGTTGAACTGGTCACAACGAGCTTCATCCAGGTTGTAATTTGCTGGGTCTAGCGAATCGCCACAATGCCAAGTCACGTAAAGGCCGGGGTCGGGGCATAGCCTGACAAGCCGTGAACATCGTTTGTCCGGCCCATGAAAGCCCTTCTTCCACATCTGCCTGCACCACTCTGCGTGCAGGGATTGGGCGGTCTTGGTTGTTAGATCGGTCATGGTTTTACCCTCCAAGCGAGCGACTCCAGCGCGTGCGCGACTGCGAGCAGTTCGTCATGAAGGTACTTTACCTTCATATCTTCGGCGCGCTTTTCGAGCCACTTGAGATGTTCGAGTATCCCTGAGAGCGTTCCGAGTTTGTCGGCCATCACTCCTCCTGCAACCGCTGGGTGAGTTTTTCTGCGCTAGTCACAGAGGGCAGTTCCCGCAGCAACGCATTCACCAGTCTCCTTTGAGAACTGCCAGTCGCGGGGGCCGACGTAGAGACGCAGGTACTTCTCGTCTTCTGTAATTCGTATAGTCACGGCCTTTTCAAGTTTCAACATCGGAAGAATCAGGTCTTCAGTTTTGTAGGTCATAGTTCCACCTCCTAAGTTGGGCGAGTTGGTGTCGCTCATTCTGGAATCTCTCCCGTTACCAACCAGTAAATGAGCACAAACAGGATGCTCATAACGACGCAGATTCCACCTAGTTTCAGGTAGAACAGAAATATCTTCGTGTCCCAAATGAAATCAAGAATCTCTCGCAAGGTAGGCTTATCGCTCATTGGTTCCTTCAATGTGGCGTATCAGCCGAAACATTACCCAGACTAATCCTATGATGGCAAACACGCCCATAACTAACTCACCCACGATGTTGAAAAATTCTCTAATCAGGTCGCTCATTGGCCTCGCTCTCTTCGTGGGCCTATCTCTTTGGCGGTGAGGGGGCGAAATTCAGATTCGCCATGTGACCACGTTCTGTCACTGAGATAATAGAGGGGCATGCCCTGGAAAAACTCTACCCTGAAAATCTTGTAATATCTTTTGTGTGATTTGTGAAACACCACTTCCCCCACCCTAAACCTAGCCTTCCTCCGCACACGCTTGGGCTTTTTCACGAACGCCCCCTTCCGTGCAGGCCGTCAAATGCGTGACCGTGCTGCCATACACATCGAAAACAAACCCAATGCCCACAGCCGCAGCACCTATCTTCTTTCGTCACTCGCTTGCGGCGACAACTCCAACAACGCTTAATTCGCCTGGGCTTTTTCATTTGCTAGTCTCGATGTCCTTTGCAAACCGGGACTCGAAGTAGATTGTTGTTCGCAAGGGCTACGAGCCCTATGCCGCTCGTTTTCCCACACATGCGATAACTCATAAATTTCACCATTCCTCTGCCTGTTGGTTTCCATAGCGGGACAGCTACAGCGCATTTCAACTTAACCTTCCCTGTGGGTTTATCCTTGGGCTTGGGGGTCATGGCTTTATCCCCAAAATCAATTTGCATGCTTCGCTTACGCCTGCCCAAACAAATAAAGTAATTACTACTCCCAGTCCTGCTACTAACAAGCTGCCCAACAAGCGTAGAATCATAATTAGCGCCTCAGTCATCTACTCCTCCTCTCGCGGCTTGCCTGCCGGGGTGGGTGGGGGTGCTGGAGCTTTCCCTCGCCTTAGTTCATCTGTGATAAGAAGACCTAGACAGCAAAGCCCTGTTGCGATGAGTCGAAGTGGTTCAGTTTCTATTTTCGTGATGGCCTCTATCAGTCCCATAAGGAACAGCAAGTAAGCAGTCATATAGAAAATCTTGCTGGTGTTCACTTCTCCCCCTCCTGCCGCGTTGTGCCGAGTAGCTTTTCTTGAATGAGCTTTCGTGCATACTCAATCGCCATTCCATACACTGGCCCTAGCTTGTCGGGGTGCGGAAGGGTGTCATTCTTTCCCAGTTCGTTGTGCCATCCCCTCAACCATGCTTGCAGTTCGTCGGCGCACTTGAGAAGCTGTGCGCTTGCGTGTGGAGCGAGGGTGTCTTTCAAGTTAGCGTTCTCGCGCCAGTTGTTTTCCAATTCACTCAATGGTTTCATGGTTTCACCGGGGCTTTCTTCTGCAACTCCTCAAGCCGCTTTCGGCATTTTCCTCGGAGCGAAGCGTTTCCTTGTCCTTCTGCAAGATACCTCTCCAGGTCGGAAATGGCGTCCAAGCGTTGCCTCTCGTCTAGTGCTTTTCTAGCCTCAGCAGGAAGTGGTTGAACCTCGCTGGGCTGTGGTCCTCGGCCAACGGCGGATTCTTTTGCGCTTTCTCCATCTGCGCGGGTAATTCGATTTATCCACCTAACCGCAAAGGCATAGTAGTTTTTCTTTCTTCGCTTGGGGTTGGCATCTAGCCATAAATCCATCTTGTCAAATTCTGAATACCAATCTCCGAGCTTATCAAGTTGTTCGCCAGTCAACCGAAGATGTTTCCAAAGGGGCGAAGGCGAAGCCTGAGCGGTGTCTTTCGGAACAGAAGCACTAGCCTTAGCAGAAGCAGGAACAGAAGCAGAAGCAGACGACGCATCCCCGTCGGGCAACCGACGCTCGGTTGGCTCTCCAAGTCCTTGTAAATACTCTCTTAGTTCTTTTCTCGGCATTATTGGAGTAAGAACTTTTTCGTAGTTTTTAGACCTCCGTGACGGCCTGGGAAGCCTTCCTGTTCTGTCTGAGCCTGTCCAGTAACCGTACTTCCGGCCATTTCTCCACCAAACAAAAAGTAATCCTTGCTTGTGGAACTCATCGAAGATTTCAAGGAGCCTTTTTTCGGTGAGCCTGATTCGGTGGGGAGCTACCTTTCCGCGAATGACGGCGATACTAGTTAGCTCAAAGCAACCGTAGGCATCAGCAAGAGGATAGAGCCATGCGTACTCAGCCCTCATCCATTCGGGGCACCTAGCCAACTTTGTGCTACCCCAAATCCCCTCGCCGTCGATTACTCTTTTTGCCACTTCATTCCCTCACCGGCGAAATTTCTATTCTATAGAACCTCAATCCGCACTGGCTTCCGGTCGGGGTAAATCCAGACTTCGCGGGAAATAACCCCAAAAGTATTGAAACTGCGGAGCCGGGCCATTTCCTTCCGTGAAGGCGGTCGATTCGATTTCACTTGAACCAATCGTACGACCGGCTGTGTTTCCACCCTCGCCCATTCCCGCCGAATCGCAACTAAGTCCCACGCCCCCAAGGAAGCGCCGCTTCTGGTGACGTAGTACCCTTCCTTCTCCAACTGCTTTCGGGCTTGATCTTCCCGCCGCCAGCCTTTGCGCTTCGCGTTCATTTCATAATTGCCTTAGCGTCCCAATATCTCGCGTCGAAATCCTCGCGGCACTTCTCCGAGCACAGAACCTTTCTCACCACTCCATTCCGCCGCGAAATAAGGAATGGCTGCCCCAGCATTATTCGCTCTCCGCACTCGCTGCACTTCCGCTTTCGTTTGGAAATCTCATTCACGAAGCTGGCTTTGCTGCCAAGTAAGGCCATCAACCCGCCCTCGCTTCAAACAACTCCGCCTGCTCTGCGGGCCTTTCGCCTATGGGAAACATCTGATAAAGAGATTGACGGCGCCAAACAACTTTGTAGTTCAATTGCCTCTGCTGCCGTAGCTGCCGTAGGATTCGGCCTGGAGAATCAGGAGCTATAGCCCCCTCTAAGCCATCCTCTATAAACTGTCGCAGTTCTTCCATGAAGAAAGTCTCTCCAGATTTCAAGCGTATCGCGCAGAACTTCATAATCAGCTTCCCTATACGGCTCCTGACCCTAGCCCGTTCCTGGTGGTCGCTACTCACTGGCACGCGATGATCCTCTAATCTCTTTCAAAGCCCTGAGTGCTTCATCAAACGCAAGCTGTGTTTCAGCCGTAACGATCAAGTGCTTTGTGGGAGCTTCCAGCATATACCCGACTTCTGTTGTGATCCTGTTAAGAGCCAAGAGAACTTGGATTTCCTGTCCCTCAGTCACCACTCACTCCCTCCATCCTGCCGAGTCGGGGGCTAAAAATCTCTTCATGGCTTATGCTCAGTAGTGGGCGGCGGATACATAGTCTCTTCGACCATGCTTTCTATACGTTCCCGATATTCGCTGTACCACCTACGCAACAGCTTTTCTTTGGTGTCTCCCTTCAAGCCAAAGCCACCAAAGACCAAATCATGTATCGTGCAAAGAATCAGGTCGTGTAGTTTTTCGTACTTATCTTCCATCTACTCCTCCCGTCAGCTTTGAGGATGCCGAGCATCAGTCAGTCAGCCTCGTCTCTCCCATTGAAAACTGCGTGGCGACCTTATCCCTGGTGGGGCAGGTTCGCGTCGGATTCCTCCGCAAGCCCCGGATACATGCACTAGATCGCCACACACTTCATTCATCACCTGCAAACATTTCGTCTCTCCCATTGAAATTAACAAGCTCTATCCTAAGCGATGAAAATTCCAGATCAGCAAGACTGCACAAACGATTAAGATGATGCCATCGGCTATCAAGATACCAATCCAGATTTTCATCTGCCCATTTGTCATCTTAACTCCTCAACCGATCTCCCATTGAAAACTGCGTGGCGACCCCCAGTCCACTGCAACACCGCGTCCGTGTCGGTTGTCCGGTAAGGCGCTGCCCTGTTGTTTAGACTAAGCCGCCACACACCTAATCTCCTTTGCGAAGCGTCAACATATCCCGAACTCCGTTCTGTATTAGGTTCAAGATTTGTTGTTGCCTCACAAACTCATCCCACGCCTCATCCCGTAAAATTCCATAGCGGAGGTCACTTTCTCCATTGGGAATCCAATCCGATTCAACTCCGCTAGGTACTGCACTATCCGGCCTCGAAACAGCAGGTGCTCCACCGCTGTCTTTTCTCCGTGCTCCGAGGCGTGAACACAAATCAGGTTCTCCCTAGCGTGCGGATTTTGGTCCGTGTGTTCTTCCACCCATCTCCACGGGCAGATGTGATCTACGCAAAGCGGGTCGGCATACTTCCAGCCTTTGAGAGTCTCCGCCCGCTTTCTTGGCCCTTCGCCGCAGATAGCACACCGCCCTTGCGATTTCCTCAAAGCCCTTCTTTGCGCGCTTCGCCATCGCCCATCGCTTCTTTTGGGAGCGGAGCCGGGCCTTCTTCGCCTTGCCTTCCGCTTCAAGTTCCGCGAGGAAGAGGAGCGGAGAACACAGGTTGGGCACCGGGCAGCCCCCCATGATAGAAACTTCCTTCGGCATTTCCTTATCCGACATTTTCTCCTCTTAGGCCACTTCGTCGCTACCAAAGCGAACCTCTGGGCCTTCTTCTAGCCTTACGCGAGAATCCGCACAGGCTTTTCGTAGAATCTCTAGGTTTTTGTCAGTGGGAGCAGCAAGGTATCGAACGTCAACAACTTTGCCGTCTTTCACGACAGGCTTATACCTTGCCCCCAGGCCATCTTTCTTCCTGGTCAGAACTTGTCGGATCGCTGCGGTTGAAGCATCTGACCCCGTGATGCACAGCACCTTATCTCCATCAATCGTGCGGACAGAGGAATAGACAGCAAGAGGCAGCGATTCAGCCGTCTCTTCTTCAACCACAGTGGATTCAGCCTCAAATTCGCCCTCGTCAACAAACGGCTTACTCAGCTCAGGGCTTTCAGGTAGCTCCACCGCATCTGTTACCTGTCCCTGCTCTGTCCTGCGCTCGTGCTCCAACGCCTCGTACCACTGGCGGGCGGAATCCTCTGCGCTCTTGGGGAGGTGATTAGAAATTCGCCGTATCGCTGTCTTGCGGGCCTGCGCGCCAAAGTGTTCTCGCCAGACACCTTTTCCTCCGTGTTTGGCAAGCTGCTCAACGCAAAGCTGCTCGATAACACCGCCCGGCACGACTTCGATTACTTCCCCGCCGTTGCGGAGTTTAGCTACTGCATAAACCGCCACCAGCTTTTCAGGTTCAAGCGTCCATTGCGTCAGGTTGGGTTTGTGGTGAACAAAAGGCTTGCTCCCCAACTCGTAATTGAACTCATCGGCCGGCCCAACTGTGTGGGCGTAGAGTGAAACCAAGTGAGGGTCGCGGTAAGCCAGAGTGATTAGCCCCTTGTAGCCGATGATGAGTTGTACTTGCTGCTTGAAAGGAATCAGGTAGGCATGACCCAGGGGAGAATCAATCTCCAAGCCCATCTGTGCCGCCCGGACGATGCTCTGGAATAGCGATCCACGCTCACACAGCAATAGGCCGGGGTTCTTGTGGACACAGCTAACCAGCGTGCTCATCAGACGCTCGAAACTCACGCCAGCTTGGGGCAAGGCCCGCTGTAACCCCTCTTTGATTGCGGGCGTGTTGAAGAACTCTTTGACCTTCTGTACTTCTTCACCGACTTTTATCAGGCTGGTCTTTTCGGTAGTAGTCGTCATAATTTCAGCCGCTTTCCTCTTGTAGCGTTTCCTCTTTTGCGTTCTTCAAAATCAATTCTTCCATCTCATTCGGCCACACAATCGCATATCCTCTCTTTCGGAGGTCGGCACGTAGTCCCAAGAGCTTCCGCGCAAGCTTCGTCCAGCCATCCCCCACACAATGCGGGCAGCCGTTGTAACTGCATTCGCTGTGGCTGCTCATGCCGTTTTCTCCGTGGGTTCTTTCGTCTGCTCGCAAGACCACTTCATTAAGTCGATGAGGGGGCGATCAATAGATGCTGTCGGCTCATGCGTTATCCAATCGGCCAAGAGTTCGTCTAGGTTCCTATGCAGCATCAGATGGCGGGCTTTGTGTTCGTCGTGGGTCATGCCGTTTTCTCCATTACCTCTTGCCTGCGCTTCTCTAGGCAGGAATCACAAATTCCCGAAGTGACTCCGCCTGCGCCTTCCGCAAATTCATGGTGGTTGTTGCACTCAAACGTATCGGGCGGCAAATCACCTTCTCTGTTCAGGAGAATCAGGTTTTGCGAACCACACTCCGGGCACTTCTCCCCCATGATGATTTTGCAATCTGCACACTGGCGCGTCATTTCTTCGCCTTTCGCCGAGATTTCCGCACAAACCATTGCGCTACTGTTTCAGAGATGGCACACAGTTCTTTTGATTCAACCATGTCCTCAAGTATCCATCCAGAAACGTGCGCCTTAATCATGTACCTCTCAGGACGCCAGCGCCGGTCAATCCTAACGATTCTAACAGGCAGGTGTACCAACTGCCCAACCTTGAACTTTGACCTTCTGACAGCAACGGGTTCCCCGACGCGGAACTTTCTCTTCTTTCGCTTGGCGGAACTCACATCGCACCCCTGGCCTTGCGAACTTCGGGAGAGTTGGTGTCGGCGTGAAGATTTCCTCGTTCAAGTATTTGGTCAAGGCGAATAATGAAATCCTTGAAGTCGCCATTAAGCCAACTCGCAGAGTCAAGCCTTCCCCGTCCTGAAATCGCAGCATCGTGTAGGAGACAAACCAACTCCTCACGCAATGAAAGCTGATTTTTAGTTTCACTCATTCTGCTTTCCCCCCTAGCGCCGCTTCGACTTCGCGGGCTTTGGCTGCTAGTTCCTTCCAATCCCCATGTGCTCCACCCACAATTAGGGAGTCCCAAGTTGTAACCAACCGTACTAACTCCTCCACCTTAGGGCGGGCTGCTTGATTTATCCAGCCACCAGCTTCGCGGTCAATGATTTCGGCGATACGGACTTCTGCTGATTCCCCAGCAAAGCTAGTGTATCCAGCTAGGTGTAATGCCTTTGCAGCCCTTGTCGCTCCCGCCGTAGGCGTGTGCTTCGTTTCACTCATCGTTCCCCTCTTGCGATTTGCCTAAGTCCGTATGCTATCAAGAGAGAAGCTCCTAAGAATTCCAGAAATGACACCGTAGTGATCCCGTTGTGGCCCACACCAAAGACTTCGTGGTGGTGTGCTGCTATTGCATCGTTGATGGCGCTGCCAAACAGCAGAAGGCCAAATATAATTCTAATCATCGTCTCGGCCCCAGCATTTCCTCTATCAGCGGCTTAATGTCCGCGTGCCACACCACAGGAAAAAACAACCAAATCACGAACCCCAACGCAGCCAACGAATAGACCATGCCAAGGAAGATGAGGTATTTCCCAAGCATCCCTACCTCTCCCGCGTCCTTCTGTGCGTGGGCGTGAACCGCTCCTCTTTCGCCAACCGCCGCGCGCGAATCGTTCCCCAAATTCCCCCCAGCAGAATCAGGCCAAAAACGATTCCGAAGTACCAGAGGAAATGAATCTCAGGCTGCTCAGGCATCGCTCACGCTCCCTTGAAGGGGGCGAGGGTGCCAGTGGAAGATGACACCCCCGCTTTAGTGACAGCTAGAGTGAAAGTGTCTCGGTCGGAGGGGCTAAGGGTAGTCCGGCGAGAAACAGCACCGCAAAAAACACATTCCTCGCGCCAGTAGGTGTAATCGTTTCCTCCGCCCACAGTGTCCCGGCGCGTAGAGAATTCAACTCGTACCCATTTCCAGTGGTGCAGGAAGCGGCAGTTCATTTCAAACAGCCTTCGCAGACCTTGGGAGCTAGGAGTTCGGGTTGGTCTTCTTGGGGCTTCATCTCGTCAACTCAGACAAACAAAGTCCTGCACTTATACCGAGAAACCAGATCACTACCCCACCAATAGCAATTATGGCGTATTGTACGAAGTCACTGTGTGCAGCGTCGGTTTCTCGAAATACCTGCATTGGCATAACCGTGCCAGAAAATGATTGGCCACACTCAATACAGTTCCAGGGTTCATTAGGGTCGGAATGATAAGGGGATTTACAACTGTGATTTTCAGGCTTCATGGGGTTTCCTTCCGTTGTTCGTGTGCCTATCTATCTCTTGACGAGCAAGCGTGCGGAACCACTCGCTCAGGTGCATCCGTTGTTTTCGTGCCTGCGCCAAAAACTTCCTGTGTTCTCCGCGCCGCAATCGGATATTCACTTGGCTTCGTTTTGTTTGGGTTAGCATGATGAATAGACGATAGACGATAGACTTGTAAAAAGCAAGGGTTTTAATACAATTTTAATGTGGAGTGTTTTGTTATGCTTACAGGAAGGAGCTACCTATTCCTCTCGATAATCTCTCGCAGCGTCCTCACGTTGGCCTCATCTCCCCGACGAGCGGCGCTACGCAAACGCCTGACGTTTTCTCTGCGCTGGAATAGAAGTCGGCGGGCACCGCGCTCTGGACTGACCTCAAAGGTCTTCAAACCAAAGATGAACCGTGTCACGATACCGACTTTGCTGACCTGATCTGGTGTGAATCCTTCAGGCTCTCTTTGGACTGCACGCATGAGACGGTCTGCGTCTGCTAACAAACGAATGTTTCGCATTGCCTTTGCCATTCTGCGTCGGGTTGAAAGTCCCAAAAACTTAGTTTTCTGACCGGGGAACTCTTCGATCTTTCTGTCGAGAAAGGTGTCAAAATTGAAAATCTGTTCTCCTGGCTCTTTGATTAGTGGCGACACCAACTGTTCCAACTTTTCAAAGAACCGCCCTGGCCCTGACAGAACATCCAAATCAGCAGCCGGGAGCCAACTACCCAAGAGAAAGTATTCTGGATCACCGCTTACAGCCCGTCGAAAAGGAATGCCAATAGCTTCCTTCACGAAATCAGGGAGCAATTCGCGGTCTTCCGCTCTCAACTTACTCACTCGTTCTTCAAATCCTTCGCCTGCGCCGAAAGGGATTCCCTTCTGCCGTACTGTGTTCACAATCTCAGACAATCTTACAAAGGGACGCGGGTTGTGAACTAACGCTTGAGCCTGTAGAGGGATGTTGAAACGGCTCCAAGTGTAGAAAGGCATGATCCGACGCATCACCGTTTGCTCAAAGTCTGTCAGCCCGTTCGCATAGTCGAACAGGTATTTCTTCACTGATAGCGCCGCATCCATCGGTTCCATTCCCTGATCTAGCTTATGGAAAAAGTGAGCGATGCGAGCATTGTTTTCTATCGGCAAACCAACCTTTTCAAAACCGAATTGGACTACGCGGCCTAGCGGGCGCCCGACCACAGGTACATCGTCAAGGTTGAATCCTTGTTGAAGCGACCTGATTCCCCTCTGGTCAAGTTGGCCTAAGTTACGAATGCTCCGTCCAGAAACACCAAATTCATCTATCAACCTCGTCAATTCATCAATCTGATAACTCTTTCCGGCCAATGTAAGATTTCCTAATCTTCCTTTCTGGAAATTGCGAGCACTTCGATAGTGTACTAGGCTCTCTGGTCCCATCCCGCTGAGATAGTTATTCCAGAAGTTTCCTGCTGCGTTGCGTAGGTGAAAAGCAGGAAACGGTGCCAGGGTTATCCCTTTCCAGATGCCTTGAATGCTATCGAAGGTCTTGAGAAAGACATCAAGTCCTTCTGGCAGAATCGTGCGTTGAACCATTTGTTCAAGGTGGCCAGCAACATCTGGATCGAACCTAACCTTGTCAGTTAGGTTCCTGAGCGCACCCATTCGTGGATCGTCTGGCAGTGATAGCTTACGAAAATGAGCTGGTTCAGTCCCTTTTGCTACTGCCATCTTTGGATTGCCCGCCGCTTTTATGAATACGCGGGCATCTGCTATCGCCTTCTCGCCGCGGATTCTACGAACCGCAGACAGGGCGAATGGATCGGTGATAAACAGGTTTGAACCTTGGGGCCCCAAGCCGGGGATCAGTCTTCCTTCGCGCCACATGATGTTGAGCGTGTCGGCATCTGGTTTTCCCCCTTCTGAAACCAATCGCCGTATGGAAGGAAGGTTCTCCTCGGTGAGTTTTCGTTTCAGTTGAGAGGCGTGTGTTCCTCTAAATCTTCTACCCAACCGCTGGAACTCAGGAAGTTTAGTCAATATCGTCCGTGCTTCTGGGGTGGTCAAATGGAGAAGGTAATCAACGGTAGAATCATCAAGACGCTCTATTTTGAGCCCAAACATCTTCTCTTTCATAATGATGTTTTCTAGGCGAGCCTTAATGGAAGTTGCTTCTTGGGCTATGCCGCGCTCAACTTCGGGTGCAAGCGTGGCTAGTTTCTCCTCCGTAGCCGCTACTCGCAGCACATCATCTACCTTGGCGAACTCAGATTCTAAGCTGGTGGATACAAACAAAGGAATCTGCTTACTCTTTGTGATCTTGCGCGATTCTTCCAGGCTAGCGAAGGGGAAGGATAACTGTGCGCCGGTTTTGACCTCAACCCGTTTGGCAATCAGTGGAAGTATTTCATCGGCTGAAATTCCCGCTTTTTCAGCTATCTCAATGGCAAGTTGTCGCACTTCCCCTTCTTCTAAAAGAATCTTGCTTCGTATGTTCTGGAACTTTCCAATCTCAAAGTCCACAAGATTCAGAAAGTCACGCTCAACCGGAGAACGGAACGCTCTCTTAGAAAACCGTTGCGCAATCGGCTTGATCGCACTCTCAAACAGTTTGTCGCTGATAGTCGGACCGAGTATTCTCTTCCCTGCCCCGATCCCCAGCCTAGTACCAACACCTAACGTCTTGCCTACCAGCTTGAAAGCTGGCCCTGCAACCAACAAGGCGGGGTCGAACAGTATGTCTCCAGCAAGGCCAAGGGCTTCGGCGGCCGGCCCAGATGCCAAGCGGTTTCTCTCCAGTACATCCTGAAAGCGTAGATTCTCGCGGGTGCCCCGGACAGCAGCCTGGAAGAATGCCTCCTCTGGCCGCTGATTGAGCAAACCGAACAAGGCTTGCTGCGGGGTATTGATTACGTCTAGGAACTTCTCCAGGCTGGAAGCCCCGGAGATTATGGGTTGTTCCTCGCGGGCTACCTGCGCACGCCCACGCGCTCTCGTTAATTCAATCGGAGAAAGAGTTGCACCAGAGCGGAGCAACCGTTCACGCTCTTTCTCTCGGATTTCTTCAAGGCGCTCAGCCGTAACTGGCATTAGCGAATCTTACGCAGGAAGGACGGAGTAGTACCTGGTATTCTTGTTTTCCGCGATTCTTCTACCTGTTTTCTGCGTTGGATATTGCTACGGAAAATCTCTGTTTGGGAAAGTTTTTCTTCTAGTAAACCTGCCTCCCCTAAAACAAGTTCTTCTTCTTCTTCCGTCAATTCATCAGAAAGACGAAGCCGCGTGACTTGGGCAACAAGTTCATCGTCAGTGAATCCTACCTTTCTTGCTTCGTCTAAGTCGGATAATACGTCCTTCACGACTGCCGTTCGCGGTAGAACAGCCGCAAGTTCTTCCTTGGTTGGACCAATACCATTGGCTTGCTTAAAGATTTCAATTGCCCGTTTTTGCGTGCGATCAATTGCATCTTGTGGTGTCTTAAACGCCGGTTCTGTAGCAAGTGGGCCTCGCGCCGAAATTCCAATGCGAGTCTCTCTAGAGGCAATTGCATGGGCATCGCCGAAACTCATCCCACCTCTTCCAATAGCCCTTTCTTGTGCGAGTTCCCGCTGCAAGTTGCGTCCCAGTCTTCCCTGTTCTGCTGTAGCTCCAAGACGTTCCCGCTGTTGTCCACGCAGAAATTCTCGCTGTCCCGCCCTACCACGCCGTCCGGCAACAATGTCGGCGGTTCTCTCCGTTCTTGCTCTCAACCTCTCTTGGAATGTACGTCTCTCAGCACCAGCCCGGACATTCTCGCGTTCAATGCGGCCAGCTTCAGCTTGTTGCCTTTGGAAAGCGAATTGGTCTTCTCGCAACTCCTGAATCTCTCTTGCCTGTTGCTCTCTGGATGCTTGATTAGCCCTGAGTAGTTCTTCCCTGGACTTCTGCTGGCGGCGTTCTTCACTGGCTGAAAGAGCCCCCCCAAAGCCTGCTGCAAATTCAGCCCCGCTGGGCGCTCTGGAGGCCGCCTGGAGGCCAGTACCGAAGTTCTGGAGGAAGTTACCCAATAAAGCCCTGAGACGGTCGCCACGGCTCTCTTTGACCGCTGGGACGGGCTGTCCTATGGAAGCGCCGGGGGGAGCAATAGGCTGTTCTTCGGGGGCGAACCCGGGGCCTTCCTGAACTTCAGGTGCTTCGTCAAAGGTAGGAGGAATAGCACCGGGGGCAAACAGCGGCTCAAGATTAGGGATTGACCCTGGGCCTTCCGATAAGGCGCGTTGTAGGTCGAGTCTGATTCCGTCTGCCATCTAGCCGCCGCCACCGCTAAGCGCACCTGTAAATAGGCCAGCAACTCCCCCAATCGCAGCACCACCTAGTTGCGCTCCCAAACTAGGTTTGAAGGCCAGTTGAGTCCGGTTACTGAGTGCGCTGGAAGCTCCCCCAACAAACGGAGCAGGACTAAAAACTCCTGCACCACCAAGTCGGACATTGGCGGCATTGAAGAAGTTTGAGCGCCTCAGCATGGCGTTCTGAATGTTAATATCGCGTAATCCCTGTGCTCGTTGTCCTTCCCGCGCAAAGTTGAAGCCGGCAATAGAACGGGTAAAATCTCCGCTGATAGGAGTTAGTCCGCCGGCGGCACCACGGCGAGCCAGAGAGGTTTTCAAGCGGCCTTCAATGTCGGAAAACCGCCGAGACGTTCCTTCAATCGCCTGCCCCTGCAGAGCGGCAAACTCTTCCGGCGTGAAGCCTTGACCCCCACCTTCCAAGAATGGGGCTGTGGCAGCGATCAGAGGGGAGGCGAATTGCTGTTGCAGACCAAGTTGCTGTTGGGTGAGGCGGTTCTGGAGAGCGAGTTGTTCTTCTGCCAGCTTCTTACTCTTCTTGGCTCCCTTGCACTCAACCACAGGCCCATCGTAGCCAGGGAAACCCTCCCACAGCAGAACTTCTCCTGTCTCAATGCACAGAACCAGCTTGGTAGTGATTATCACGATTTCACCAGCTTCAACCGGAGTACTGGATGCTCAATCTTCTCAAACCCATACCGTTCTGCCATTGCGTTCACATCCTCATCTGCCGAGAAGAAATACAATTCCCTCAAATTCGCCCGCCGCGCCATGAATCCCGTCATTTTGACCAGTTCTTTCAGGGCCAGGGCCATCTCTCGTTTCTCAATCCCAGGTTTGGCAGCGAGAGAATCCATCACCACCGCCTGTTGAATCGGCATAAAGACTAGCGGTTGACCGTTCTCAGCTACCAGAACCTCAGTGCAAGGATACCCCGCAACCTGGGGATCGTACAGATTGTTCGGGGTCTTCATCGCCCAATCCTGATAGGTCGCCACCTCAGTCTTGCTGTCCATCAGCCGAATCCATATGCCGCTTCGTTTCATCCGCCTAGTTCCATTTTACCATGCTAGAGTTCCTTATAATTGTGGCTCAGAATCCCATTGGCCCAGTAGAGATGCCCTGTCAGGAGATACACTGCCAACTTGGTCGCACTCTTCTGGATTTCCCGCTTCTCCACAACCTCTACCATCCCCCTGTCGGTGATGATTTCCTCTCCGCAGGAAATCAGTTGCAGCGGAGTCTTGCCCGCGTCGGAATAGACTGGATGCCTCGGAGTGGCGGTCAGCGTTCTCCCATCGGCGAGCTTGATTTCTACCCATTCCTCTTGTTCTGATTCCTTGATAGTTGGTTCGCCACAGAGGGCTAGAATCGGCGTACCTTCCAGCACACAGCCACCTGGAATATCCCCTCCGGTCCCTCCACCACCTCCTGATCCACTCGTATCTCCACCCAGAGCAGCCGGTGTGGTAATCAATCCCAGGTAGATTCGACCCTCAGTGTCTTGCCGGACAAGGATGTTTTCCGGTGAACCACTGATGGGTATAGCTCCGTGATTCCCTTCAATCCCGTTCCGTTCCGGGTTGTCAATATAGACCTGGTAACTGGTGCTGTAAGCCAACTTTGTCAGGCTGAAAGGGCGATACTGGATTCCATCCGGCTTGTCCGGCCAGAAGATTCTCTTGGTCGGAACATTTACGGTAGCATCGGAACCAGCGTCGGTAGCTGAGATGGCACCGCCAGTTATGTTGTAGGTTGAAAAGACCGAACGCGCAGGAAGTTCTAAGACTGGAATCCCGCCCCTGCGAATGAACTTGGCGTTGAAACCTTCTAGGCGCTTGAGACGTGGGCCAACGCTGGTTCCGCTCGGAGCCAAAGTAGGCTCAAAGCGAGAAGGCTGCTTTGGATTGACAGCCCCACCAAGCGCAATGTCTTTGAACGGCATTACTGCATCACCTTGTGGGCGAAATCGAACGAGTAGAGACGGAAATTAGAATTGGCCGCTGCCCAATCGAAGCGCACTGCTGCCCGACGAGCTGCTGGTTGCCGGAAGTAAGCCCAATCCTCCAGCAGATTAGTTCCTTGTACACGCAGGGGAGAGGGCACAAGGTCATCTCTGGCAATAAAGTTTCCCGTGATAGGGTCGTCGTCGGTCATGGCTCGGACGTTGCTCAGAGCCACAGAGTTGCGCTCAATCGAGACATATTCCAGCGCTCCCAAGTGACCGGCGTTTTCTCCCGTGGTGATGTCGGAGGCGCTTGTGATGAGATGGCCGGCGTAGTTGCTGCTGTTATCCTGATAGGCTGAAGGGGTCAGTTTGAGCACCTTGGACGAAGTATGGCCCACCAGCAAGTCGAAAGCCCCAATGCTTGTCTCGCCGCTATGAATTGCTCTACCCCCTACCGTCCAGGGCGGCATCCACTGTTCGGTTTCAAAGTCATAGACCCGCAACTTTGACTTTCCACCATCCAACAGCATCAACCACTTTCGCTGTCCGTCATTGTGAATCGCCATAGATGCCTGAGCATGGTCAATACCAGCTAGGTCGGGGAGAATGTCGGTTCCGATCTCCTGCGCCTGAAAGCCGTCGGTGATGTAGATGCTATCTGAAAGATCGAGCCAAGCCGTCAGGCGTCCCATCGTTACAATCGTGGCGTGCTCTCTCGTACTGAGCCTACTGAGAAAGAATTTTCGGCTGAAGGTATCCCGTGTATCTCCCTCAATTCGATGCACGTTACCGCCGCCAACAAAAACCAACAGTGCCTCTGGACTCTTACTTATCCCTGAAACCTCACTCTCAAAGTCCCAAAAGTTTCCCGCCAGTCCACTCGGAACACATTCTTCTTCTACCCCAGTGACAATCTCCTCCCATCCGGTGTACCAAACTCGGTTGTCCACAAACATCCAGATACGATTGTTCCACCAGACGAATCCTTTTGCCCCTGTGGGCCGGTCGTTGATAGTCGGTTCCGGCGCTACCGTGCTGGAAAGGTCGGCATCTTCGGTGGTGTCGGCGTAGCTGGTGGAAGCATTGGCAAAAGGGGAACCCGTAATCTCGAACTTGATTCCTCCACCTCCATCCGTAGTCCGGTAGATGTGGATTTCGTCCACCTGGGTGTCCGTAGAGGCCACCACTGTCACATCTACCTGATCGTCGGTGAAACTCCCTGTTGACGCTGAGGTATCGCTGGGAGACGATTGGTGGCCTGTTCCAGCATTGCCATAGGTATAGACGTACTTGAAGCCACTGACAGCCGTGATGCCTGCTCCCGAAGTCGCTACCGTGGGCGCCGCCGCTGGCGCTGTAATCCCCCAATTCGTAACGGTCGTCCCATCCCACTTCTGCATATCAGTGCCGTTGCCGAAAAAGACGTGATTGTTGGAGACGATAAAATCAAACGGTTCAGTAGAAGTAGAATCAGTATGGATAGCGGAGAAACTGGCGTCGGTGCCGACCTCTAATTTATAGACGATGCTTGAAGTGGCAGTGACTTCATTCACCATCACATAGAAACTCGCCGCCCAGCGCCTCCATACAAATGAACGCCGAATCGTGCCGGTGAATGTGGTGGCAGAACTTTCAAATTCTCCAAAGCCAGGTCGCCGCTCAGCAAACTCTCGGTCAGAGGTCAACACATTCTCGCCGCCTACATAGACGGGTTCTCTACTTATGGGATTGCCTCGCACGTCATAAGGCAAGGCAGGATTGGAAATGAATCGGTGAGCGAGTTGGGAAGCGAGAGCCATCTAATCATGCACGGCAGTACAATTCAGCGTTCCACTGGCCGCCGCTGCCGACCCAGCTATAATCACAATATCTATCGAAGCTGCCGCCTTGTTCTCGGTGTAGGCGACAACGGGAACGCCTGTAGGGTTATCTATCGTGCAGGTGATGGTGTAGTTTGAATCAGCAAAGGCCGTTCCGAATGTCCAGGTAGCGCTTGCTATATCGTGGAGTGACCCAGCCGTTGTGCCACTGGCGATTCGGGTGTGCTTGAAACCGCTTCCGTCAACCTCTACGCCCCTATCAAGCTGAGTCTTTCCGCTGCTTGAAATTACTAGAGGATCACCTGTGCCAGTAAGTCCAATAGAAAATGAGCCGGCATTTAGTGGTCTAAAACGCCAAACATTAGCGTGAGCGGCCGCTTTCAAATTAAATGCATTTTCTGAACCATTGACGAGACGAAGGCTTGCAGTGCCGATATTTTGCGCTGCATCATCAGCATTGGCCGCGTTATCACCAATACCCAAAAGCCTCACAGGGATTACCGAACCGCCTCCAATATGACTGGAGGCCATAATGAACAATTCGGCGCTGTTGGTTATTGTTGGAAGAGGTTGGGCATTGTCTGTGTCGTATCCGAACACCCAATTGTTGACAGTCAGGGCGCCATCAGCAGTCATTCCTTTGTCGGGTTCTAGGTGATAAAAATACTCACCTCTCGACCCTTGGCTATTAGCTTCCTGCAAGAGAACACCCTTACCAGAACCGCCAGAAGGAGAGAATATAAAAGTGTCATAGAAACCATTGTTGTCGTTCCCCTCGTCCAACAATCCTACATGGTCAGTCCCGCCATTATGATAGATTAAATTCAATCCAATAAAAGTATTGTGGCTACAGTTGGAATTAGAAGTGTTTGTCAGGTGAAGTGCTATCTTGGGTCGAGAGCCACTGGTATTGCCAGTTCTTAAACCAATGAGTTTATTTTTAGAGGAATTGATAGCAGCTAGCGTGTCAATCTTGAATGCTGTTGACGTATTGGGTGCGTTAATGACTACGGGATTTTGCCATAGTTGGTCTTGGATGCTCGTTGCGTGAACGGCAATTCCAGCACCAAGTCCTGTCGCATCAATTTGAAAGTTTTCAAGCCCCCCACCTTGAAGCGCCGAAGCCCCGCTGTTTATCCGTAATATGGTTCCACCAGTCGAACCAGACCAGGAAAAACCAGATGCGGGCGTGCCATCATAATTCGTTCCATGTCCTATGACTCGAATTGGCTTGTTGATCGTTAGCGAAGTAGAAAGTGGGATAACCGTGTCAAAGATGATGATTCCGCCAGTGGAAGGAGTGTCGGTGACAGCCTCCTCGAATCCTGCCTGCGTCTTTGGATACTTGCTTCCATCTATTACGCGGACGTTGTTCCACAATCCAAAGGTGGTTCCGGCAGTGAAGGTTGCAATATCAGAAACATTCAGTTGTTGGAGAAAGGCATCCCAGCGTTGAGCGGCAGAACCGAGATCAAATCCGGTACTGCTAGGCAGAACATTTGCGGCAAAGGTCGGCATCAGAACCTCGAAAAAGCTGGGTTGGTGTCTCTCACATTACCCAATGGTTGATCGGGAAACTCGAAGGAAAGAGCATCTCCCACGTCTTCCTGCGCCTTCATATCGAGCAAGGCTTCGCGGAAGATTCCCAACTGGCCGGTGTAGATTTTGTTGTGATTCACCACTTGCACCGTTCCCGCACGCGGATCATCGGCCAACTGGTAGAACTTCCACTTGATGCCTTCTACATGGACATCAAAGTAGTGATCGGGCGACCAATAATTCACTCCCAGGTTGGCATCGGTAATCTTAGTCGGATTGACCTGAAACTCCCCGTCAATCTGAACCGCCACAGGACTGGTGATGTTTGCACGATAGTCGAGCCAGAGTTGCCCGGTGGCTTCCTCTAGCGTAATGAATTGAATCCCGTCCCAGTTGATCTTGTCGGTTGTCTCAGGAAGGAAACTGGTTGGTTGCAACTCCCTGAATTGGTTCCTAGTTGTGTCTGTCCTCTGAAGCCGCGCCCGGTAGAGTCGCATGATATTGGTGGGAGAGTCATACTTCTGGGTGTCATCCACCAGCGAGATTGAGGGAGAGATTTGGTTGAGAGTCCAGCGCCAGGGATAGGCTCGGTAGATGATGGAACTGATCTGATCGGCTACCTGAGAGTCAACCGCCGTAACAGGGATGTCGTGGACGAACTTCCGCACTAGGTCGATGGCGTCGTTCGGTGCATAAGTGAAAGCCACTAGGCAGTAGCAACCTCCGGCTCAGGCCGTGGTGTCGGTTCCTTCACCTTGAAAAAGTCCGGCGTCAATCCCCTATTCATCAGACTGACACCTGAGCGCATCATCTCTGCCGTTGGCTTGAAGGGTTGAAATTCGGTCTGACACTTGACGCACAGAGGATGAACTAGACCATCAGCGTGAATCTGACCGCCAATCGCAATCTTGCCGTTGGGCTTCAGATGGCTGCACCGCTCCCGTCGGTTTCGTTTGCCCTTTTCCTCATCTCTGGCAAGCAGGATCATCAGTTGTTTCTTGCGGTCACGGATCAACCTTTGCTGGTCAATCTGTTCCTGTTGTTCCGGGGTGGGCTTCTTCAGTTCTCGGATCGCTTCCATGAACATCTCGCGGTTGTCCTTAGCCGTTGCCTCAAGGACGGTCTTCATAAACTGCTGGAGTTGTTCCGGGCCGAGAGAAACTTCTTCAGTGTTCTCTGTGTTCTCCTTCTTGAACATATTGCCTCCTACGAAGTTAATTGCTGCCAGTTGAAGGAATCTCCAATTGGCGGGAAATACTTTTCAACCTGCGTCTTGGTTACGAGCCGCTGCCGTACCAGGCGTGCCAGAACGGTGCGCCATCCGCGAGTCTCACGGGTGAACTTCTTGACTATCTTCCAGCCCCCTCTCAGGTCTGGATCGGGAATCTTGTCTGGCTCCCAATGCCGCACCGAGCGTTCCGGCATGTAGCCGTTCTCCATCCCGCAGATGAATTGCTTCTTGCGCCTCAAAGACTGAGTGAGGTTGTCACGCTGGTAAGCCATGACGTACACGCCCATCTTGGTTTCGTCTGAATTGCTCTTTTCAAAGACGAGATTTCCATTCAGTTTCTTGACCCGCTGAATGAATTGCTGGGTGGTGAGAGGTCGGCCAAGCTGGGCCAGGGTGTTGGTTACGTCAATCTCGCCGTCTTTGGCGGTGGTAGCAGAAGTGTTGCTGATTTCCTGGGTTAGAGCAGCGGAGGATAACGCTTGCGTTTTCTCAACCGTTCCCTCATAACGAATCCTTTGCTCCTTCGAGGCCAACGGCCCAAGGATGTCCTTCGCACCGAGCATGTCATCGTTTCACAAAACATACGGGGGCACCTACGTTTGAAAGCGCCCCCGCATTAGCTAGAGTGAAAGACACTTCTCAGTACAGACCACCACTAGATTGTCTTCCGACCACATAAATGGCGAAAGTGAAAGACGGGGTGGTGGCAGTAATAGTCCAAATAAACCTGACCTTCTTTGACAAAACACCATTGACCGCCAAGGCGCCCCCGGTACTGGCTACAGCAGCTTCGCTGGCCGCTTGTCCAGCATGTCGCCGAGTAGAGAATTCCAGTTGACGGGTTGCCGCAGCAGTCACTTGAGCGAAGCGCATGATGCTGAACCAAGACGTTGCGTCGTCGGGCGTGATCTGAAGCGCCACATCCAACGTGGGAGAAGTCCCCGAAGCCGCCGTGCAGTCGAGAATGAGGCGGATGTCGTCCAGTTGGCTCCAGCGGGCATCCAGGGTGCCGGAATTCCCGGTAGCGGTTCGCGCAGCACTGGCTACGGCTATTTCTACATAGGGCAGTAATGCAACTGAGCCTGCTGGCATTTTTTCCTCCTAAAGAGCTTCGGCCTCGAAAAAGTCACAGATGGCGAATTGACCAGAGTCAGTCTCTTCAAAGTTCCCAACCAACGTGAAGGCAATCTCGGCAGCAGGGTCAACGCCGGTCGGAATGTTGTCGAGTACCGCTTCGGCATCGAGCAGAGAGTTGACGATGGCATAGCCCTTGCCGTGCAAGTCTTGTTCGGTGGCGTCGGTCTGAAGGATTGCTTCGATGTACCAGGCAGCATCGCCAGTGGCCACCTCTCGCGCGGTACTGGCCTCGATGATGGTGTTGGAACCAATCGTGGCTGAGTCGCCGTGGTAGAGGGTGATTAGAAACGTGCCGGCACTAGAGTCGGTAGTAACCCGTCCACCAGCCTTGACGCGGAACAAATGGCTCTTATCTACCGAGCCAGCCTTCAGGCGCAGGCGAAGTCGAGTTCCGCCGCTATCGGTGAATTGAAAGTTGGCTCCAGTGCTCGCGCCCATGCTTGCGCTTGGCGTTGCAGTTTGTGCGAAAGTGCTCACATTCGGCATAGTTCTTTCTCCCTAAACTAGCGAAGCATCCGCTTGAAGAATTCGATAGCGTGGAGTTGTGGTGTCCAGATTCACCATCGTCTGCACGAAGCGATAACTCACCGCTCCCCCAATCATTCCTTCAGGGTCGGCGAGTTGCGGCTTGCCAGGGATCACGTTGATGGCAAAAGTTTCCTTCCTGGGATCGACGACCTTGGATGGCCCGGAACCAGACAGGGCAACGTGTCCAACCCCGCCCTTACCAGCGATGTAGGTGTTGTAGAGGACGTTGGGAGCAGTGCCCGAAGTAGTGACGTTGGTGGAGACAATCAGGCGGCATCCGCCGATCTTGCCCCGCTCTCCGTTCATGGTAAGAAGGCTTGTATTGGCATACTTCGCCATCTCCAAGAACCCGCCGGCGGTGTTGTCGCTCATCAGGTCGTAGAGAATGAAGGAGTGGATGATTCCCATGAACTCATCCCCATCTCGCGGTTGAACATCGTTGGATTCGAGAATAGTGGTAACGCGGCGAATATCAGCACCGCTGGCCGCACCTGCTAGGGTCGCAATTGTTACCCCACTTCCAGCATCGAACTCGTTGCGCGCCAGAGTATCCACCGTGATTCCAGCTTGGTAGCTGAGTGAATCGACGCTTTCCAGAATCGGATCGTCAATGAAGGTTTCCCGCGCCAGGCTGGAAGTGGTGATGAAGTTGGAGTATTCCTCCACCGTGGCAGTGATGATGCTGTTGGTCAGAGATTCCGAAGTGCCAACCGTGCCTTCTGAAGATGGCGTGATGTCAGCAGCCAACAGTGCATAGCGGAACCACTGGACTGTCTTACCCGACCTACGTGGCAGGTCGTCCGGTTCTGTGATGCTCAGGAAGCGGAACTTCTTTTTGAGTTTGTCCAGGCCGCGCTTTTTGTAGTGAGCCGCCGGCATGTGGTTGATGCCAGCAGCAGTTGTGGTTACGACCGCCGGTTGATAGCCCAAGTTACACCTCGCGCAAAAACTTAGTCACGCAATTTGTTGTTTGCTTGAGGTTCGGTCAGAGCAGATCGGCTCAGGCGAACCAATCAGGGCTTTTCAGCCCCCTTGCCCTTCCCGTTGGGGAAGATCGCCCCGTTGGGGAGGTACTGCTTAGGAAGTAGATCAACTTCCTACTTTAAGAGCCTAGCATTTCTATAGACTTTTGTCAAGTAATAATCATTAGCACGAATCCTAGCGCATGTCCGACAAAAGCGTCCAGACTTGTTCAACCCAAGGTTGACACCCGAAAATGGATGGCCGCGAATGCAGTAAGTTTTTCTTTTGTTTATTGCGGCTATAGCAATGGGACTTCGGTGAATGTTGACCTTGTGAGTGACAGTTTCTAAATGGTCTGGATTTACACAACTCGGCATCCGACAAAGATGGTCAATTTCTCGATTGTCGGGAATCTCTCCTTTGAAGAGCAGATAGGCGGCGCGGTGCGCGTATCCCCCTGAAGGTTTCCAACTAAAATGCCCGTACCCTAAAGGGTATTTTGCCCCGATCCACGGCCAACAGTTGGTCTTTCCGTCAATCTTTACTTTTCCCAAAAGTCTTTTCTTTACAAACTCAAGATCGTCCGTTCGGTCTTTTCCAGTTATAGGTGGAGTTAGCTGTTTGGCAATTTGTCTAACTCTCTCACGACAAATTCCAAATTGCCTTCCAATCTCAGTAAAGGTGATGTGTTTGTTTCTCTTAAGAACATCTTCTAATTTTGGGCGGTTGATTTTCACACGACCAATCTAGCGTCTGAAAACTCCGACTGCCATCACTTCCACTCCCGCAACTCCACCTTCTCATCCAACAAGTGTTCATATGACCTATCGGGAGAGATTCGGTTGTAATACCCATACTTCTCCCGGCGACGTTCAGGAGACATATACGAGTAGTGCTTGATGATGAATGGTGGCATAGGAAAGGCACGCCAACCCTCTCCGGGCATATAGCCGGCATGGCAGTGGCGCCCCGT